CGCATATCTTCTTCCTCTTCGAGTGTGGCAGTGCCGGGAATATCCGTCGGCGCAGAGCGAACCCCGGCGTTCGCGTCTGCAGGAACTGAAACGAGACTGACTTCGAGCAATTCCCACGCGGTCGCGCGCCAGGTTTCATGCTCGGTTTCATCGGTGCGGGTGATTTCCCACTTGGTGACACGGTAGCCGATCGAGACGCCGCGCAATTCGCCGCGCGCCACCATCCCTTCGATCTGCCGGGCACGATCGGTTTCACCGAAATGCAGCGTGCCGATCAGGCTGCCATTCTCGATCCGCACATCGGAAACGCGCCCGATGACGGCATCGGCTTCGCGTTGATTATGGGTGTCGAGAAGGCAAACCAGGCCGCTTTCGGCCCGGCCAAGATCGATGGCCTGCTCGCTGATCTCCAGCTCTTCGGTGAAGTACCAGCGCCGGACCGCCGATCCCGCCGAGAGCACAGCCTCGACAGTCCGGGCGGTCGCATCGTAGCTGCCGGGCTCGACCGTGGCCAAGCGCGTGCCCTGGAAGCCGGCCATCGGTTGGCGCCGCTCAGCTTCTTCCGTGGGCGGCGCACTGGCGCGCACGAGCATCGTCGCGGCCAACAGCCCGACGGCTGCGACCCTTCGCAGTTGCGACATGTCAGTCTCCTTAAAACTAGGCCGCTTCGGCCTTCGGTGCGATGTAACCGGACGCCACCTGCAGCACGCCCGCGTCTGTCAGGCGCCGCGGATCGCTATCGAGAGCAAGGCCCAGATTGTCGATCAGGTCGTTGACCTGCTTGATCGCCCGCAAATGCTCTTCGGTGTTTATTCCGCGCTCGGCGAGCGAGCGGCTTAGCGTCTTGATGCCGCTGCGGATCTCGATCAGTTCGGCCATCAGATCCTTGATCGGATCGACGAACCTGCGGACCGGGAGAGCATAGCTGACGGTGCAGTCAAGAACGCGGCGATCACCAGTTTCGAGCGCAGCGACCCACATCCGCCGCTGAACCGCGGGCTTCACAAGGCGCGGGATGATAATATTCTGTTGCCAATCATCCAGCAACGCCCATTGCCCCAGCATCGCGGCGCGAAGGCTCGAATAATTGGCCTGCGAAACGTCACCGGTCATCCGGTGATATGGCGCGAGTGTCGCAGAAGCCGCCGCAAGTTGCTGGCGAATGAAATCGACGGCGCCACCCGACTGCGAAGGATTGATGGTCTGGACCTGGTCACCCTGTTGGGCGCGATAGATCATGCCGGGCGACACTGATTCTTCAAGGCGGCCGGTTCTGGCGGGTTCAGGCTTGGCCTGTCCCGTCGTCGATAGCGGCGAGGTGCCTTCCCCGTTTCCTGGCACGAGGATCAGACCTAAGCAGGCCTGAACCTTCTGCTGCATGCGCACCGCATCTTCGATATCGCCGATATCGTTCAAATCCAGCGCTACGGACGCGAGCCACGACACGCCGCGGGTCTGCCCGAAACGCTGACGATCGTAGAGATGATCGACATGCTGCGCATCAACGGGCGCTGATTTGTAAGTCGATAGCAGGGCCATGGAACCGGGATGCCGATCAAAGAGCCAATAGGCTGTGCGATCATGCCCCCGATCAAACTCGACGCCTTGGACGATGCGAGAGCCGTCAGCGCGGTCTTCCTGCTTCGCCTGATCGAGATAGTCACCTTCGAGGCCACTGAGCCGGCTGTTGGGCACGCCTGCACCATCACGCCAGACGGTCAGTGCTTCGCCGCCGATGATCGTCGTTTGGGTGGCGATCTTCTCATAGCCGTAGAAGTCGTCTTCCCCATCGACCTTCGATTCAGCCCATCGGTTCCAATGATCCTGAGCCTTTTGAGCAACCGACTTGTCCTCATGCGCGAACTGCGGCGCGATGCCGTCACCGATCGTGTCCGCGACCATGTGGCGAACCGCGCTGTTAACATACTTGTTGTTGCGGAACATCTCGTAGCCAGCACCACGCAGACGCGCGACCGCACGTGCATTCTCTGCATCGGCATCCGTATTGGGCCGCTTTATGCCCCGGCCTCGACGCCCGTAGGATGCCGCATCATACTGGCGATAGGCCGCGATGCCCGCGCGCGCCGCGATGCGCTGTGCCGTCCAGGACGGAGCGAACGGCTCGATCGCGCGGTCTATCAACTCGCCAAAGCGCACGGATCAGTCCCTTTCGAACCGGGCCAGCGTGGTCCCGCCGCTCATCGTGCGCGGCAGCATTGCGTCAGCCGCGCGCTGGCGAAAATAGGTCAGCGCGGCGCGAATATCGGCGATTGAGCGATAGGTAACCCGCTCGCCATCGCTCTCGATCGTTGCCTCGCCAGATGCCATGCCGGCCTCAAGGGCGCCGATCTCGGTCGCATAATCTGGTGCGGGCATCAGAACCAATCCTTTGTCGGTGCAATCCAGTCGCCCTTTTGCGGGACTGGATCGTCTTTAGTTTCAGGTTGCTGCGTTTCCACCGGCGGCGAGGCTTGCGGGAACGCCATTGATAGCAGGTCGCCCTGATCAGGATCTTTGGGCGCGTATCGTTCCGCCCGCAGGGCGGCCCAATCCGCTTCCGTCAGAGTATCAAGCATCAGCTTGGCAGCAGCGGCCATCGCGTAGATGCGGCAATCGAGATAGTGGTTCTGCCGCCCCGGCATCGGCGTCCAGCGCCGATCGGGAAACCCATTGATCATCTTCACGACGATCGTTTCGGCCGTCGCCTGCTCAGGCCATTCCTGCGGCGTATCGCGGCTGAGATGCACTCGGCCAACCGGGGACGCGATATCACCGCCCCCTTCGACCGCCTCCGCCACCGCCTGCATCGACGCGCGAAGAAAGCCATACCAACTCAACTTCAGTCCATCGATACCGACGATGAAGGCCTTATCCTCCATCTTCTTCGATGCAGCGCCAGCCCGACGCCCTTGACGGTCGAAGGCGATAGCCTCTCCGCGTCCTATCGGCGGTCGGCTCCATCCATGCCGGCCGAAGATCGGCGTGCGACGTGGACGCTTTGCGCAATAGGCCTGCGCCGCTTCCGTGTGATAGCCTGCGTCGACGCATTCCTGATCGATCGGAAACACTCGACCGCCCGGAAATGCTATGCCGCGCTTCGAATAATCATCCAGATCGGCCCAGGCACCCTCGCCGGGCACGTCTGTCGCGCCCGGAATGAAGCGGGCGTCCAACTGCCAGCTTTCTGATCGTTCGGCGTAGCCGACGACCTCGACATAAACCCCATCACCCTGGACATCGACGCCCAGCACTGTGACGACCGGTCCCACCGGCATCTGTCCGCGGCCCCAATCCTGTTCTCGCAGGGCCGAAAGGGCTTCATAATCGGGCGTATCGCCCTTCAACTCGAACTCAATCCCGCGCTTGAGGTTCGTCCAGGTCTTGAGCTTCGATATGTCGCCCTGGGCATCCCGGAACCCAACCGCCATCTCCGCCCAGCTCTGGAACGTCGATATCTCGCCAGGAAGGTGAAAACCTCTTTTCAGGCTCTGAGGCATCCGAAGACGAAGCGCCTGAAACGCTTCCTCGCTCAGCACCCTCGGCACTGGCTCGCCATCGATCACATCTGACAGCCAGCCATCAGGTAACTTCATGGACGGCTTGCGCCAATGCTCGATACGCTCGACCCCACAGCAAGGCGGAGCGAGATAAGCCTCTTCATGGCGGCCTTCGGGCCACTGGATGTCTTCCCACTGGGGAATGAACCGATCCCCGCATTCGGGGCACTTGAAATAGTATCGCCGCCTGTCGCTAGTGCGATAGGCGGCACCGATCTTGGACGAGCCCTTGATAGTAGGCGTCGAAATCTTGATCCGTTTCGACATCCCGCGTGAGCGCCAGACCTTCAGGCGTTCGTCGATCATGCCTTCCGGAGACCCCTGACCGTCTAGATCAGAGGGAAACTGGTCCAAATCGTCTTCAACCGCGTAGCGCACCGTGCGCTGACGCAGGTTCGCCGCCGAATTTGCGCCGGCCAGCAAAATGTAGCTTCCGCTCCCCGCGCGAGTGAACAGGATCTTCTCACTGGTGGAGCCGTCGCCATTGGCCAACCCTTGGGCGCGGATCGTTCCACCGCGCTTAGGGTTCAGGCGAGGCGAAGCCTCCACCATGGGCCAGAATTTTTCCGCCGCCCATGCGGTGGCCGCCTTTGCCGTAGCCTGTACGAACATGGCCGGACCGGGCGCCTGATCGCTGATAAACCCTAGCCAGTTCTCTGCGCTCGCCGACCCGCCCGACTGAGCGCATTTCATCACATCGACCTCTTCGCAGGGGTCATGCGGCGATAGCGCATCCATGATCTCGACCAACTCGGGCGCGGTCTCGTGCCGCCACAGCCCTGGGATAGGTGCATCGTCCGAGAAGTAGCGGAACTCCGCTGCCCATTCGGACACGTTCATCCGCTTCGGCGGCCGGATGCCGGCAGCCAGCGCTCTATTCAGCCGGGCGACATTGCGCCTGAGCACGCCGCCCGCAACCCCGCCGAACCGATCATAGTCGAAAGCCGTCATGCGGCCTCGGCTTCCTGCTGGGCATCGTCCTCGTCATCGCGAGCGAGGGCGCCGCGCTCGATCGCATCAGCCAAGGCATTGAACGCAGTGTCACACGCCTCGACCATCAACATCATAACCGACCGTGGATCGCGCTGGGCGGCAATCTGTTCGGCCCTCCCACGTAGTTCCGCCTCTACACGCTCGCGCGCCATGCGGCCGAGATTGCTCAAACGGCGCTCCACCTCGATCATCGGCACCAGCTGGCGTGCCGCCTCCGCATTTTTCATGCGGCGGGCGACAAGCTCTTCCTCCGCCACCTCGACACGCACGGCCGCAGCATTGCGAACCGCCGGTGAAGATGTATCGGCGTCCAGCGCCAATTCGCCAGGCACGCCGGCGTCCCCGATGGCCGTCGTTGGCCGACCGCGCGTGGGGTCGATGCGGGCGTTGAGCTTGGCATCCGTCCGAGCGACATCGACAGCCAGTTTGCCGTCAAGGCCCTCGGCGAACACGAGCAGGCCCGCCTTTTTCCAGTTCGATACGGCCGATTTTCCCACACCGCGATGCGCGGCGAACTCAGCCTGCGTCATCAGCGCCATGATCAACCCTCGTACACCATCGTGAACCAGTTCAGTTCACAGAGTTCAAAATGGAAATCACCCCTTGAACCGTAAAACCCTGCGCCTCGCCCCACCGCACTAGCCGCCTATCCCCGGGAAGGACCCAAAGGGGGTGCCCCTACCCTGCCTGGCCGACCCGAGCCGGCCCGAAACGACAGCGACCCGCCGGGCAAGAGCCAGACGGGGCGCTGTAGGTGGAGAGGGAAACGAACCACGCTAGCTTCGAACAAAGGCCCGCCACCAGCGTATCTGTGAACTAGCCGATTTGGAGGAAAAGCCGGAACTTCTTTATTTGCACCATGCAACATTCTACCCCTTGTGCCGTGTCTATGCGCGCTTTTCTGCGGCATTCAGCCTCGTACAGATCGCACTTATGGCTTTCGCATAGCGCTTGCGCAGGGCATCCTCGCCCGGCTTCACCCGCAGCACGCCACGCAAAGCGCGGAACGGCACCACCTTGCGCCCTGCTGCCAGCGCCGTGACGGCCAGCACCACCAGCTTGCGATCGCGCTCGGGCGCATAGGCCAGCCAGGCCGACGCCTCCTCCATCCGCTTCAGCTGCTCGCGCGACAGCGGGATGCGCGGCACCGGCTTGTCCTCATGCGCCGCCCAGTCCCACCAGTCCCGCACGATCAGATGCCACGGCCCGTCGCTGGCAAAGCCCCATGCGCCGCCCTCGGTGCGCCACTGGAACTGCATCGCCTCCACCAGACGCGCTTCCACCGCCTGGAAATCCCAGAATATCGATCCTTCCAAAGCTGGAACCACCATCCCCAATCCTTCCACCTGACAAGCCACTGATTTACCTAACTTAATTCTGTATTTTGGAAGGAATGGAAGGAATGGAAGTATTTTGAATATTCTAGCTTCGCACATGCCTGCGCGCGCACGCCCGCGCCTGTTATGCCGATTTCAAATTGCTTCCATTCCTTCCAAAGGCGCAGAAATCCGCCGCTTTCCCTTCCGTTGAAGCTTCCAGCACCCTTCCATTCTGGAAGGAACTTTCTTCAATCCCACCCCGGCACGATGTCGTCGTCGGCGGGCGGATAGCCATCCGGGTCGGGCGCGGAGCCATGACCATCGCTGAAGGTGACGACGTTGCCGTGCGCATCGAGGAAGTCGCTGACCTGTTTGGTCATGCGCAGCCCCTCCCATTGCATCCCGTTGGATTGCTTGGTGGAGAAGCCCTTACCCTTCATCGCACTGGTGAAGCCCCGCTGCTGCCAGTCCGGGCCGCCTGTGGCCTTCGCCCAGGCGCGGAACAGCTCGTGCAGATGGGATGACTGCGATCGCGCCTTGGGATCAGGCTCGGTACACAGGCGCAGGAACGCCGCCAGCGGGTCGCTGTCGTCCTTATAGTCGGCCGATGCCGCCGTGACGTCCTCCGGCTCGATAAAGCCATTGTCCATCCAGTCGAGCAGGCCCTCGACCATCCAGGCCAGGATGCCGGCATGTTCCTTCTTCAGCTTGTCGGGCAGCGATCGATCGCGCTGATCCGGCTCCAGATGCGATTCCCACAGCACCACCTTCACGCGGCGCCAGATCCCTTCCGTCCCGCGCGGGATCGCCGGCATCTCGTTACACCACAGCGTCCATTTGAAGATCGGGAAGAACCGGAAGAAACTGCGGAAATTGTCGCGCACGTTCATGCCGTCGCCGCCGGTGACGGTGTTGATCAGCGCCTCGTTGACCTTGGCGCCCACCGGTACTTCGCCCGATGTCAGGAAGCGCACGCCAGGCAATCGCACGAGATCCGGCGTGGCAGCATCACCGCGCTTCTTGCCGCCTTCGTCCAGGAAGGTTTCGACGTTGATGATATCGCCATAGTCGCCGATCGCGTCGCGACAGGCATTGCCGAAGGTCGATTTGCCGTTCGCGGCCGTCGGCCCCCACCAGATGTGGAAGATCTGCTCGCCGATATCGCCGGTCAGATTATAGCCCATCCATTGCTTCAGGTAGCGCCGGCGCTCGCCCTTGGGCTGCGCCCACAGGACGAACTTGTCCCACTCGCCGCGCTCGGCGTCGGGATCATAGTCGCACGCGGTCAGCTTGGTCAGCATGTCGGCCCGGTTGTGCGGCCGCAGCTCCACGCTGCCGCGCTCGCCATCCCAGCCTCGGTTGAAATGCAGCGTGCCGTTGAGGCAATTCAGCACCATCGGATTGGTGTCGAACTGCGATAGCTCGACCGTACACCAGCGCTTGGCCAGGTTGGCGATGCAGCCGATCCGGCCCGAAGCCTCCGACGCCCTGCCCCACCGGCCGATCAGGTCGGACAGCTGGACCGCCTTGCCACCCTTGTAATCGGTGACGCTGTCCATGCCGTCCTCATGGCAACCGGTTTCGACATGCAGCCGCATATGCGCGCGATCGCGGATCGGGCTGTCGGCGTCGACCACCATGCCCGGATGGTCGACGCCGGTGTCGCGCACGAAAGCCGCCTCGCGCTGGATCGCGCGGACCATCTCGAACACCGACGCCATGACCTCCGCCGGCGTCACGTCCTTTTCCTGATTCAGCACCCGATAGCGGCGCCCGTCCCAGCCCAGCCATCCCTTGGCCGTGGTATAGAGATAGTCGCGGCCATAGCGCTGAAACCAGCGCTCGGCATTGCCCATGTCGGTCCGCTGGAACGTCGCCAGGCGCATGTCGAGCAACATGCCGCTGATGTCATAGACCCGCTCCATGCCGGCGGCGAACGACTTTGCGACATCCTCGGCCTTGGCGTCGGCGCAATCACCCTGCAGCTGCTCGATCACCGCGCGCGCGTCGGCTTCCTCGATCAGGCCGGCTGACACGCGCCCGCCGATGCTGTAGACCGCGCGGCCGAGATCCCGGGCCGTGTCGATCCGCGCATCCAGCTGCCGTTCCAGCCAGGCGCCGGCAACGCGCTTCAGCAGCGCCTGCACCCCCGGCCCCTGATCGGATAGCGATGCCTCCACCCTTCCAATTGGAAGCATGTCATCTTCGACCAGCCCCGGGGGTGGCGGGGGGAACTTGGCGTCGAAGCGAGCGCGCCAGTCGCTCAGATATTGCGCCCGCGTCTCGGCATCCCCGATCGAGGCCGCCGCCGCCGCCAGACGCTTCCACAGGGCCGCCTTGCCTTCCGGCGTCACGGCCCACGGCGTGGCCAGCACGGCATCCCAATAATAATCGACCAGCGGCTGCGCATTGGCCAGCACCGCTTCGACGCCGGCACGGCCGCCATCTTCCTCGGCCGTGCGCCGGGCCAGGTCGTCCGGGTCCACCCCCTCGGGCAGCATGGCGATCGCCAGCGATCCGCCCGGGCCGACACCGGGCAACGCCATCTCGCAAGCCCGCAGCGCGGCCTTCCGCCCGGCCGCGTCTCCGTCCATCAACAGGATCGGCTCATGCACCAGGCGCCATGCGCGCATCAACTGCTCGGGCGTCAGCGCGGTGCCCATCGGCGCCACCGCTTCCTCGATGCCGATCGCGTCCAGGGCGATGACGTCGAAATAGCCCTCGACCATCACCAGGCGCCGGGTCGCGCGCGCTGCCGGCGCCGCGCGGTGCAGGTTGAACAGCAGCCGTCCCTTGTCGAAATGGTCGGCCGACGGGCTGTTCAGATATTTGGCTTCCTGACGATCCGTCGTCGCCCGCGCGCCGAACCCGACCGCCCGGCCGCGCTGGTCATGCACCGGGATGATGATCCGCGCGCGGAAGCGATCGCGAAAGCCGTCGGGCGTATCGACCAACAGGCCGGCATCGGCCAGCATCGGCGCGGGCACGCCACAGGACGCCACCGACCGCTGCGACGGCGCGATGCCCAGCGCGAACTTCTCGATCAAGGCGACCGACACGCCGCGGTTCGCCAGGATCTTCTGCGCCGCCGGCGTCGCGCGCAGCTCGCCCGCATACCAGCTGGCCGCGCGCTCCAATATGTCATGGACATTCTCGATCGCGGCCGACCGCTGGACGTCTTCCGCCGATCGCGCCGGCATCTCCAGCCCGGCCGCCGCCGCCAGATCCTTCACCGCGTCGATGAAGTCCATGCCCTGCTGGTCGGTCAGCCAGCGGATCGCGTCGCCATGCGCGCCACAGCCGAAACAATGGTAGAAGCCCTTGTCGTCGTTGACCGTGAAGCTGGGCGTCTTCTCGCTATGGAACGGGCAGCAGCCCTTATGTTCCTTGCCCTTCTTGTCCAGCTTCACGCTGGCGCCGATCAGCGCCGACAGCGTCGTGCGGTTGCGGATTTCGTCCAGGAACGCAGTTGATAGAGACACGAAACCCCACCCCGAAAATCAGGCTAAAAAACAACATCAATGTCGCGAAGATCAGGCCGGCGCAGCAGTCGGACGGATCACTTCCTTGTTGCGCTGCGCAGTGAACGCCCAAACGATGATGTCACCGCCATGGTCGGCGAAGTAAGACTTGCAGGCAGCATTGAGCGCGGCGGCGAATGCGGCTTGGTCAATATGACCGTCAAAACCATCATCTGGGCAAAAGCGATCGCCATTGGCCTCCACAAACCTGTCGATCACATCTTCGACATTATGGTCGTCAAAGATGTCAGTGACGAAAGGCCCGTCCTGCGTCGCCTCGACGATAGTGAAAACAGCGTCCAAGCCGAATTCATCATGCGCCGCCGCGATAACGCTCTCGCGGGTGACGCCCTGTAGCTTGAAACCTTCAGGCTCTTCACCCTCGCCAGCCCACCACGACCACTGCCGAATATCGTCAGTCATCACCGTTCCCCCGTGCGCGCGGCCAGCGCCAGGCGCCGATCGTCCAGCCAGTCGGCCGCGCGACGGATCGCCGCTTCCCAGGCGGCAAAGCGGCAGCGGTCATGCGTATCGATGATGGCGCTGCGCAGATCGCCGGGCAATGCCCGATAATGGCTTTCACACAGGCGCTGCTTGCGCCGGCGACCACGATTGCAACCTGGCAGGTCGCAGATGGGGCGATTATTCGACATCCTCAAATTCCCCCCTCTTCATCCAGGCAATCGCCGTCGCAGCCATCCAGCCCACAATTGAAACAAGCGGCATGGCAGTCCGTCACAGGGCAACCATCACAGCCGCAACCTTCGAATTCATCGGAGCCGCAGCACAGATTTCCGCAGGCGTTGCACATCGTCCTAGACCCTCATCGGCATGAGGACGTACAGCTGCCGCGCGTCGTCGCTCTGCTGCCAGAGCGTGGGTGCCGCCTCATCGGCCATCTTGACCTGCGCCCGCATGCCCTCGGCATCGGCGCCTTTCAGCCGGCCGAGCATGTCGAGCAGAAACCGGCCGTTGAAGCCGATGCGCAGCGGATCGCTGTCATATTCGCACTCGACTTCCTCGCGCGCCGTCCCGTTCTCCGGACTGGCGACGGTCAGCACAAGCAGGTCGCGCGAGAACTCCAGCGCGATCGCGCGGCTCTTGTCGCTGCTGATCGTCAGCACGCGCTCCACCGCCTCCGCCAACGGGCCGGGATAGATCCAGGCCGCCTTGTCGTTCGCTGCTGGAATGACGCGGGTATAGTCGGGGAACTGGCCGTCGATCGCCTTGCCGGTCAGCACCGTGGTGCCGATCGCCATGCGCCATTTCGTCGTGCTGACCGCGACGTCCACCGTGCCGCCCTCCGCGTCCAGCAAATCCGCCAGCGCCTTCACCGCCTTGCGGCTGATGATGATGCCCGGCATGCCCTCGGCACCCTCGGGCACATCGACATGGAAGCGCGCCAGGCGGCTGCCGTCGGTCGCGACGGCGAACTGGCATTCGCTGTCGTCGGGAACATGCAGGTAGATCCCGTTGAGATAATAGCGCGTCTCTTCGGTCGACTGGGCAAAGCGCACGCTCTCGATCATGTCGATCAGCATGGTCGCGCTGACTTCCCACTGCGCATCCCAGTCGCCGGCCGACAGCACCGGGAAATCATCGGTCGGCAGCGTCGGCAGCTTGAACCGCGCCCGGCCGCACTTGATGGTGATCCCGCTATTGCCGTCCGCCTCGATCGTGGCCACGCCATCGGCCGACAGCTTCGCCGCGATCTGCTTCAGCGTGGTGGCGTCCACCGTGAAGTCCATCGCCTTGTTGGCGCCGGCATCCTCCAGGTCGACTACCTTCTCGACCATGATATCCATGTCGGTGCCGATCAGCGTCATCTGCCCCGGCGTCGACCGGATCAACACGTTGGACAGGATCGGCACGGTGCTGCGCTTTTCGACCACCTCGTCGATCGCCTTCATCCCCGCGCGCAGCCGGTCGACCTTCACCTGGATCATGCCGCTCCTCCCGCCTGCAGGCCGCGATCGAGCAATGCGATCATCGCCGCGATCGGCCGCTGGTTGGTTGCCTGCGCATGGCGGCACACCCGGTTCCACACCGGTCCCCACCGATCCTTCATGATGCTGGCAGCCAGTGCCGGCGCGTCGTTCAGCGCCCGCTCTTGCAACAGCGCGCCGGGGGATGGCGCGTCAATCGCATGCGCCCGCCCGGTTGTGGCCGCGACATGGCGACGCTCCCCCGTTTCGCGCGCCTCCGCTGCCACCTGCTCGGCCAGCGTCGGCGCTTCCGCCTTTGGCGTCGCCGGCCACAAGCTGGGCGACAGTGCCAGGTTGAACGGATGCATCTTGCCCTGGGCACGCAGCTGCTGGATGGCGGCGGCGAAATTGCCCACCGACAGGTCGGCCATCTTGCGCAGGTGCGGCATGGTCCAGCCATCCTCCGGCGCTGCATGGTCCAGCATGACGCGGACCAGCGTTTCGCATGCGTC